CGCAGGTCTTACGTCAAACGCGATCTTACTCCACCTTTGCTCACTTGTTGCAATGAGATGTTGGCATATTGGGAGTTCAAGGATCAAGCGTTGTGTGAATGTCGAGAAATCATCAGCTCGTTGCTTCGAGGCTGAGACCACCATGAACTTCTTCTGGGGATCAAGTAGAAGTTGGTGTACGACAAACGCTGCGGTGATATAGCTCTTACCCACTCCCCTGAAGGCTTCTACAATTGACCTTCTAGGGCAGTTTTGGATAAACTCGGCCATATCGTATTGGACTGGAGTTGGTTCAGGCAGATTAAGGTGCTTCCATACAATGAACATGAAGTTCCGAAAGTCCTTGAGTTGCTCTGGTACTTGTTCCATAATATCACCATTTAACTTTGTTAGCCCAGTAAGCTGCTGAGGATTTACCCTTCGCTATATTCTTCGCATGTCGCGCTTTGAAGGATTTAGCTCTTGCAGTGTTAGTTTTATCACCTGTCTTACCTTGCTGACCAAAGCGGATGATCTTTTCCTTACCATTAACCTTAGTCTTTACGATGTGGGACTTAGTAGGATGGCTTGGTGTACGTTTAGGTTGGTTTATTTTTAAGTTATCAAATTTACCCATTACGGCTCCTATTGGCCTTCACACTTGAGATGCGAAGGTTGCTATAAGAATTATTATGAGGGTTACGATCCTTGTGATCTATGTCTTTACCTTTGATAGCTAGTTTACCATGTTTCTTTTCCATGTTGCGTCTAGCTTGTTTACGCTTATCATTGCGTCTACGTTGTTCAGGCTTCTTATGGTAGTTCTCGTATTCTGCTTTATAGTCTCTTGCCATAGCTAGTGTGCCTCTTCAAAGGGCAGCTCCGTTAGTAAGTTAGCCATAGGTGAGTCTGCCATGATGACATCACTACTTGCTCCGTTGTCCTTAAGGAACTTAACGGCTACTGATAGTTCAGCAGAGGTAGCTTCACCTGACTTAACTCGCATGAGTAGTTCTTTGGTTACACTTTCGTGTAGTTCGTTTAGTACGTCTTTCATATTAATAACTCCATATTACGGGTGTGCCTTCTCTTGTGTCCACATGGACAAAGGTTTTAGCAATCCCTATTCCAGTGAACCCTAGCTCAAAAGCTTTCTGCGCTATCTTATAGCGATCAGCACCATTGGATATGTAGATGTCAGCAGCGATACCTTGAGTATGCGTACCACCCTTTTCTTTCTTTACTTCAATACTGTGCGAGGGGTCACGATAACCAGATGTAACCTTAAAAGGAAAACCACAAGCTTCCCTAAGTTCATCTAGTTTATGGATGAATTCTTCTTTCATCTCATTGTTGCCAGTTTGTTGACAATTAAATTCTTCTATGTCAAAATACTCAAAGCTCATGGGTTCCCCTTAACTACTTTAGCGATCTTCTCACCACTACGTCCTACGACATAGCCGCCTAGACCGAGCTGTAAGAGCATCCACGCCTCGTCTCTAAGAGGTGTAGCTAGTAAGCCCAGAGAGTCACCTACGGCCAGTACGAGGAACGTGAGCATGGTTAAGGGTCGCCACGCTGCTACTATAAAGTGTTCACTCTTGGCCTCGGAGTTGACTATTGCCTGTTGGCCTTTAATCAGTTCTTTTTCGTAATCAAAAACTCGCTGCATAGCGGCAGCTTGGACATCTAATAGGTGTCCTTTAGCTTTTAATCTTTCTTCTTCGCTAGTATGGAGTTCATCCATTAAAGTAGCGGCAGGTTTAAAGATACCTGCAATGAGTTCTGTTACGCCCATGATTATACTCCTATGAGTTTAAGTATATTGATCAGACCTAACTGTTCGCTAAGGAAGCATATAACACCGCCTACAACAAACCATTTGATCTGAAGTAAAGACTTGTTAATGGCATCTAACTGATCTTTGAGTGCTACTGCGTTCTGCTGAAGGACTTGTAGTTGTTCTTCGTGCAGATCAACACGCCATTCAAGGCGGTCTACTTGTTGCCTTATATCGTTGTCTTCCATTTGTTATCCTTTAGGTTATCTCTTTGACTCTATAACCACCAAAGAAGGAGCTATTGTCGTTTACATTAATATTTTGTGCTGACCCTGTGTTTTGAAATACTTTTACTTCCACATAATCTCCCTCTTCCATGCTAATTAACTGTGTAGCTTGTATTGTTGCGCTCATACCGCCACCAGCTTTTTGTCTTGATTGCGTTTTATTGACACCGTTTTTATAAATATTAATATCAAATTGTGTGCCATCAGATAATCCAGTAAAATATACTGCGGCTGTAAATGACCAAAGCCCTGCACCACCGCTTTGAATTGTGTATTTATAAGAACTCGTATTAAAACCAGATGCACTGTCTAAACTGTCAACCAATGTATTGTAAGCCACTGTAACCATAGTGCCATTGGCTACTGATTGCGCGGCATTTCCTGTTGTAAGAAAGTAAGGAGCGTTATCTTCACCACCCCCAACACCCGCAAGGAGTGCTGAAGGAATAGTACCAGTGGCATCAAGGTTAGATGGGTTTAATGTAGAGGCACTCGTAAATGCCCCTGACGCATCAAAGTTTGCTAAGGTTCTTGCCTTAGTCATGATAAGTTACCTCTAAATTATTGAGTAATATTAATACCCGATTGCAATGTAAGATATATCAACACTTCCACTGTTATCGTGGTATACCGTAAATCCTGTGGGAGACTCAGCGTTAACAGTTACATTTATGGCAGTGTTTGAACCTTTATGACACGCCACGACTTGTTCGCAGCTAAGAGGAAACTCATCAGGAAACGTAACAGTATTACCTGATGCTATGTTCACCTCACCACCTTGTACAAGAGGTTGCCTAAAGTTCTTTGTGCCTCCACCATCGCTATAAGGTGACGAGACGTATTCATATACGTTATCATCTCCAACAACGGTATTTGACACTCCAGATCTTACCTGAACTCCAAATGTAAACGCGTTGTCAGAAAATCCAAAAATGTGATTCCCGGACGCTGTATAATAACTACCCTGGTTAAAATCTATAGCTGAAGTAGTATCACCAGTTCGACCAGCCTCTTTGGAAAAAACACAACCATGTACCTTATTGAATTTTCCTAACGCGCCTTGAAATAACACCCCAGTATAGTTTGGCCATGACCCACTATCTAATGCTGACGTAGCATAAAATAAAGAATCGGCTATGACGGATTGCTGTGCATTAGTAAGCCATACGCCGACATTGGCGCAGTTAAAAGAGCAACCAACGGCTGTGAATTGTGGTTCAGCTCCAGAGGCGATATTATGTCGAGCACCATATCTGCAAAAGACTATGTCAGTGTTATTAATATAAAGACCTTCAGTTGTATCCAAAGCCTCTACACCTGTAGTCCACTCCATAAATAACGAGTCTGAGACAACAAATGCTGTGCTTTCTCCCGCGAGCCACAACCCACGAGACGAGTTTGGAGATTTATCCATTTCCCCGTACACATGGACATTTCTAACTTCACCATTACGAGCGTTCTTAGTATAGATGCCATTTGACCAATACCCATACCCGCTACCACTGTCGCTTGTCTCATCTACATTCTGTGCAATAAGTACATTAGCAACATAAGCAGACGCATCAATATTATTCGAGTTATCGTATTCTAAAGAAATAGCCGTTCCAGCATTATCACGTGTTGTAATAAAACCTAAGTCGCGGATTTCAAAAGAAGGTAACTGGTTATCCGACGAACTTGTTGAATGTAGTCGGAGGCCTAATGTCGAGGCTGTTTTAAAATTTAAAATTGATTGGTAACGTCCATCCCCGACAATAGAAACATGCTCTTGAGCAGCACATGTACCTAATAATTGTGCCGTTATCTTATATACCCCAGTGGGGGCGTAAAGCCTTCCCCCACCGTTGGTAATTAGCGAGTTAATCGCGGCCTGAAAAGCCGAAGTATCGTCCGTAACGCCGTCGCCCTTAGCACCAAAGTCCTTAACGCTCAAAGTTTCTTGCATCTTTGACTGTGCCGTTCTTAGAACTGTGCCTGTACCAGGTGGAGTAAAATCAATCCGGTGCGCAGGCAATTGACCAGTAACATTGGCTGTAGTTGTTTGTGCCTGCGAACTTAAGAATTGATTACTGATAAAAGTTACTTCATCACCTGCTGATACACCCTGATTCAAAGTTACTTGAGTGGATGAACTCTCTACATAGGAGCTTGAAGGCTTCCTAACACCGTTTACATAGACATGCAGAGTATCAGTAGCAGGTACATACGCCTTTGTTAAATCAAATACAGTCTGTCCCGCGGTCGCTGTAAAGTCTTCAACATTTGTTCTGTTAAAAGACCCTACATCAGAGGCAGCCAAAACAACTTGAACTACATCTGTTGATGCTAAAGATTGAAAATATATACGCCCCTGCACTAAATCTACAAAGTAATCCTC